TACAAAGAGCTGATACATTACGCCGGATTCTTGGGCATTATGGACACGGGCCAGGCGTTGACTCGTTTTTTCAAACGTGATTCTACTCATGCAAATAATTTAACGCTATACCCACATAAAGAACAGGAATTCTGGTTGTGGATGTCGACCTGGGCATTATTCATTACAAAACCTTCTGATCTTGGGTACGATGACACCGGATATGACTTCCCACCGCTAAACATAATAACACACAGAATTGAAGTCGATCATACAACCGCCGGAATGGACAGAGACGGTCAATCCCAAATGTTCAGAGATTCAGCTTTGTCACTATCGGCTGCAAGCAAGGAAAAAAGAGACAGCCTGAAAGATAGAATAACGCGGATGATGTCCATAATAGTTACCAACCCTGAAAAACATTACATAATATGGCATGATCAAGAAATAGAAAGACGCGCAATAAAAAAAATATTACCGGAAGCAATTGAAATATATGGCACGCTTGACCTTGACATAAGAGAACAGAGGACAATAGATTTTTCAGATGGTTTGATAAAATATGTAGCAACTAAACCAAGAATATCAGGATCCGGTGTAAACTGGCAGCGGTATTGTTCTGATGCGATATTCTTGGGTATAGGATATAAATTTAATGATTTTATTCAAAGTATTCACAGAGTCTATCGCTTTCTACAAAATAAAGAAGTTAATATTCACATAATATATACTGAATCAGAAGATGAAATATTTAAAGTTTTAATGCAGAAATGGAAGCAACATAATTATCTCGTTGAACAAATGGTAAGTATAATAAAAAAATATAATCTATCTCTGACCGCAATGGAAGAGGGATTAAAAAGATCATTTCATAAGGAGAGAATAGAAGTGAAAGAAAATAGATTTGTAGCAATCAATAATGATAACGTAGTCGAATGTAAGGCAATGAAAAGCAATTCAATCGATCAAATAATTACGTCAATACCTTTCAGTAACCACTATGAGTATACGCCAACATACAATGATTTCGGGCATAACGAAAACAATGTAAAATTCTTTGAGCAGATGGATTATTTGACCCCAGAATTATTAAGAATACTTAAACCCGGACGGGTTGCTTGCATACACGTTAAAGACCGCATATTATTCGGGAACGCTACCGGCGACGGTATGCCGACAGTTGACCCATTCTCCGACATGACAGTATTCCATTTCTTGAAACACGGCTTCAGATATATGGGCAGGATTATAATATTAACCGATGTCGTCAGAGAAAACAATCAAACATATAGGCTGGGATGGTCTGAACAATGTAAAGACGGTACCAAGATGGGAATTGGATGCCCGGAATATATTTTATTATTCCGCAAACTTCCGACTGATACACAAAGAGCTTACGCGGATACCCCGGTTACGAAAAGTAAATTTGAATATGAGGAATGTCCGGAATGTAGATATATTCTCAAAAAAAATGATATAATTAAAATAGAAGAAAGAGATATTTTATTAGAAGGTGGCAATAAGAAATGGCAATGTCCCAATTGTAATAAATTTGTTAACTTTAAACAAATTGGAGGGTATACCCGCGCACAATGGCAGGTTGATGCACATGCTTTCTGGAAGTCATCAGGTGATAGATTGATGACATTAAAAGAATTAAAGGAAACATCAGTCAGCAGACTTCAATCCGTATATCGTGATTTTTCAAAACAGAATATTTATAACTATAAAGATCACATAGAATTATCGAAATACCTTGATGATAAAGGCAGCCTGCCGGCTACGTTTATGGTTGTTGCGCCCGGGTCATGGTCTGATTTAATATGGGACGATATAAACAGAATGAGAACACTAAACGGGAATCAATCAGCTAAAAATTTAAATATGCATATTTGCCCCCTGCAATTCGACGTAGTGGAAAGATTGATAAATAGGTATAGCAACGTCGACGAAGTTATATTTGACCCGTTCGCCGGACTTTTTACAATTCCATATCTGGCAATTAAAATGAATAGAATCGGAATAGGAATTGAACTTAACCCTGAATCATTTCACGATGGGTTACAATATTTAAATGCGGTTAATGAACAATACAATGTACCATCACTGTTTGACTTTATCGAAGAAAAAGATGAACAACCTGAACTATTTGATATGATATAATATTATGTCCGAATACCTATCCGAAAAACTACTTCTCCGTGATTACTTAGACCGGAAAGGCATATCATATAATGCACCGCGCAAGACATACCGTTGCATTTTTCATGATGACGAACATGAATCTGGCACGCTATACGAAAACGCGGACGGACATATATTCCACTGCAATACCTGCGGAGTGAATAAAAATATATTCGGCGTATGCGCTCAGCTTGAAGGCATCCCGGATACACAAGAAAATTTCGGAAAACTTTTGGAATCAGTGCATAATACTTTGGGAATGCCTGAACCTGAACGCATGGAATCATCTCCAGTGAAAAAAACACGAAAAGAAAAGAAGCCACTGCCGTTCCCAACAGACGAAAAAAAACGCGCTGAAATAAACAACAAGATAAAAACAATCGCAGAGGAAAAAGGCTGGGGAGAAATAAAGGGAAGCTGGAAATATAAAGACAAAGACGGGAACATTATTGCTCTTGATGTAAGATATGAAAAACCCGGAGAACGTAAAGTAATAACTACATGGTGGAATGACGGCACCCTGAAATGGTACGATTGCCCCGTATTTGTATACGGACTCGAACGAATCGAACCCGGTAAAAAAATATTGATACACGAGGGATGTAAATGCGCTGACATAGGACAAAATAATTTAACTGAATTTGCAAATTTATCATGGTCAGGCGGCAGCGGAAAAGCGCATCTCGCGGATTGGAATGTAATAAAAGATTATGACGTTTATATCCTTCCCGATTACGATGACCCTGGATTAAAGGCAGCAAGGAAAATAAAAACTAAGTTACCACAAGCAAAAATAATTGACGTTGAAAGGATTGCGTACGAAAAACAGAAAGGCGATGACATAGAACAATTCCTACAACATGAACCGCAACTTTCAAGTTATATATTAAACACTGAAAATCATTTGAATGTTTCCGAGGTGGACGCGGAGAACGTACCCCCGGATCGACCCCTCAGCGATCCCACGAACTCCGCGCCCACCTCAGAGCCATTCAAAATACTCGGCATCGGCGACGATAGCAGGGCATATTTCTTAACGGAAGCGGGGAGACTTTATAACTGGCAACTGGAATCACTTTCAAAGAATAAACTTATGGTACTGGCATCGACATCGTACTGGACAACAGAATATCCGATGAAAAAAGGCGCAGACTGGGACACCGCAATCGATGACATCATCAGGATATGTCAGGAAAAGGACTTCGACATAAATCAAATCAGGGGCCGCGGAGCGTGGAAGGATGAAGACAGTATAAGTTATTTCGACGGGAAAAATCTGTCCGGAGAATACGACATAAAAAAAATGTATATCAGATTACCTCGACAGGATATCGGTATAAATAAAATACAAATAGAAAAAGTATTCATGAGTAATCTGAAAGAAGTAATATTCAGGTTGAACTTTGAGACAAAAACCGATGCAGTGCGTTGTATGTCATGGTCGGTTCTTGCGCCTTTTGCTGGAGCATTGCCATTCCGGCCTGCGATATTATTAACCGGGAAAAGCGGATCGGGGAAATCAACTATAGCGAGAATGATAATAAAAAAAATAGGTATGTGCTTATGGCTGAACGGGAGTGATTCAACATCAGCATTCGTAAGACAGAAAGTCGGAATAGACTCCCGATCCGTTATACTCGACGAGACAGAAGCAAAGACAGAGAAACAGAAACAGAATAGAAACGAATTATTTCTGCTGATGCGATCGTCCGTATCTGATGACTCACCTGATACAGGTAAGGGCGGGAAAGATGGCATTCCCATATCATATAAAATGAGAAACATGTTTTGCTTCGCAGCGATTGACCCTACAATTGAAGACGTCGCAGACGAAAACAGAATATTTAGAATTAACATATTAGCAAAGTCAAACGGAGAGGACTGGCAACAAAGCGAAAAAGAATTAAAAAAAATATTAACCGAATCAAACTGCGATTCAATCCGCGCCCTGACATGGAATAAATAAAAAAAATATTTGAATTAACCGATAGAGTAGTAAAATTTATCCAGAAAAAAACCGGAAAAGATTACAGAACATCATATGCCGACGCCTTACTTGCTAGCGCATTTATTGTTATATGGGACGACATCGACAACCCTGAAGACGCCGCAATAATTGAAATGCTTGATAAATATTACAGCTTTGCCCCGCCAGAAGAAAGAAGAGACGAACCCTCTGAATTCATAGATGACCTGCTCGACATGATAATCGAAGTGCAACACGAAAATACAAACATACGGGAAAAGAAAACAATACAGGAATGTTTAATTGCAAGCTATGAACTTGAAGAAACAGACGGGAAACCATACCGGATGCAATTATCACGAATCGGAATTAAGATCACTGCAGAAAATCATTTAGCAATTGCAAACAATTCAGCATTTATTATTAAAATGATGCACACAGGGAAAGGCTACGGAAAAATATTAAAGCGACATCCCGGATTTGTGAGTAATGATACCGGAGAGTATTTCACGCATGACCGGAAAAGTAGAAAATGCACAATACTGAAAGGAATACTGCATAAGAAGCAGGGAGAAAAAACAGATGACGAATTATTACTGGATTTAATGGGATAAAAATATGAAAGAAATATCACATTATGAATTATGCAAAATAACTGCAAATAGATTTTTGAAAAATTCTGACATTGTATTATTTGAATATCAGAATTTTGCAACAGGAGAGTTCCCGGATGTTTTATGTTTTAATGGTTCATATTCAAAACTATATGAGATAAAAGTAAGTTATCAAGATTTTAAAAAAGATGACCAGAAAGATTGTCGAAGACGTTTAATGATAAAATATTTACCTCAATTACATATTAGTTATGATTATACCAATCACATAGAACGTAAACCTTATATTAAATATAGAAAGGATTTAACGGAATATATTGTAAAATGTCCCCACTTAGGCAGGCAAAGATATTATGTATGTCCCTCGGAAATGATACAACCCGAAGAAATTAAAAATGGTTTCGGACTATATTGGTATAATGGTAAATTCAGTGAGAAAAAAAAATCTGAAAATTTTAAACATGATATTTTTGCGGAAATGAATATATTACTTCATGCTTTCAGGAAGTATGGGAATGGACATCAGGAAAATATTTTAATCAGAAATTATTTAAGGAATTACTAATATGATAACAGCACTGAGAGATTATCAACAAGACTTATATATCAAAACAAGAAATGCACTCGGAAGGCATCGCGCCGTTTGCGTTCAATCCGCAACGGGAAGCGGAAAAACTCCGATTGTTTCTGCAATGGTTGAATCTGTAAATCAAAAGGAAAAACGCGCCTGGTTTATAGTGCCAAGAAAAGAACTCTTAACGCAGGCAAGTAGTCACTTCCGGAAATGGAACGTACCGCATGGAATAATGGCGCCAAATTCACAGGAAAGTAGGGCATATAAAATTCATATCGTGAGTAAAGACACCCTGATCAGGCGTTATGATAAAATCAAGAACTGGCCAGACCTGCTCATATTTGATGAAGCACATTTATATCTCGATAGACAAAAAGAAATAATATCACATTTGCCGGAAAAATCTAAAATCATTGGATTAACAGCTACACCGGAACGGCTTGACGGACGCGGATTATCAGAAATATATCAGGAACTCATAGAAGGTCCCTCTATACCGTGGTTGACGCAGCGACATTTTTTAACCGAACTCAGATATTTTTCACCGCCTATTGACGGCTTGCAGGATTTACATGTTAGAGGGGTTGAATACGACGAAGAAGAACTTGAACAATTACTCGAACGTAAAAAAGTATACGGTGAACTCGTAGGACATTACGAAAAACACGGAAAGGGAAAACCGGCACTCATATTCTGCAGGTCTGTTAAATCGGCGTATCAAACAGCCGAACGCTTCCGGGAAAAAGGATTTAATTTTCATTGCATTGAAGGTACGATGTCCGATAAAAAAAGAAAAGACCTGATCGCAGCCTTGACCGCAGGAGAAATCGACGGAATTACAAATTGTGAAATTGCGACGTACGGACTTGATATCCCGCGTGTCGAATATGGAGCAAGTATCCGACCTACTTTGAGCAGGGCATTATATATGCAAATAATTGGAAGAATATTGAGGCCTTATGAAAATCCTAAAACCGGATATAAAAAAACAGAAGCATATTTTTTCGACCATGTAAATTTAATACTTGAACATCAAGACCCGGAATATCCGGGGAAGCCGTTGCATTTTATCCCAAAAATAACATGGAATTTCGATGGCACAGAAAAACGCAAACGCAAAAAAGACGAAAACAATATCAGGTTATGTCCACTTAACGACTATTTATACTGCGACAAACCATCATGTCACGGCTGCGCACTTAACCCTGATAATCAGTCGCCGGATCCCCGTAAACCGATGGTAGTAATACCGACCGACCTGACTGAAATATTGAAACCAATTCCACTTGGTGAACGCCCGCTAACGGAAAGAAGAGAAATTCAAGACCGGATAGGCGCAGCCGTAATGGATTATAAGAACACGATGAACCCCGGCGCAGTAGGAGAATTATTACGGATCCAAGAATCATTAGGATATAACATACTTTGGGTTTACTGGAAACTGACGGAACAAGAACGCCTGACTATAAATTTTCCTGTACTTCACGAAATATGTAGAATTAAGGGCTATAAAAGCGGCTGGGTTTACTTCATAACAAAGAAAGTAAGATTCCAGATACAAACAAATCAAGATTACAGGGAGGCAGCAGGATGAGTACAAAAATAGAATGGTGTAATATGACATGGAATCCGGTCATGGGATGCAAAACGGAATGTCCATATTGCTACGCAAAAAAAATAAATGATAGATTTAATTACATCAAGAATTGGAATGATCCGGAATGGAGAGAAACTGGATTCAATAAAAAATTCCCGCATAAACCTTCTCGAATATTTGTAAATTCAATGTCTGATATTGCTTACTGGAAACCGGAGTGGATGCAGAGTGTATTGGATAAAATTAAAGAATATCCACAGCATACATTTTTGTTTTTAACAAAAAGTCCCAAAATATATAATGATTTCTATTTTAAAGAAAATTGTTGGCTTGGTATTACTATTACTAATCAAAAACAAATGAGTAAATTTGAAAATAATCCTTTAAATATTTCTCTTGATGATAAGTATAAATTATTTTTATCAATTGAACCGATGCAAGAACAAATTGAATTATCCGTTGTGCCGGATTGGATTATTATTGGTGCGGAAACAGGAAATAGAAAAAATAAAATTATTCCTAAAAAAGAATGGATAGAGGAAATTATAGAACATTGCAAATATATAAATATTCCTATCTTTATGAAAAACAATCTCGCATCAGTTTGGAGAGACAAACTTATTCAGGAGTACCCGAAATGAAATCAATACTACAAACCCAACGCGAAGTAATAAGGGAATGGCAGAAGCAAAAAAAATTTGATGAATACGTTTGTCCGAAATGCCATACCATTTTGCGTAAATCAGAATTCATTGAAAACATGTATTACTGTGAAAATAATTTCTGCATGGTAAGAGACGTCGTAAAATTAAATTAAGGCTTTATAAGCAACGCTTCAGATTGAAGCGTAAATTTTAAATAAATACAAAGGATAACCGGTAGCAGTTCAGCAAGTTAGGCCGGACGGGAAAGCCGGCCTGACTACTTAAAACGAGGTAAATATGAACGGACACAAAGTAAAGCAGACAAAAAGACTGGTAAGAAAATACGAAGGTGAAATCAAGATCGAAGGCTTAAAAGAATTCATCGCATACGCAAAGAAAAAGAATATCCGCGAACGCTTAAAACTCGCATGGAGAATAATTGTTAAAAGTGATAAGATATAATTATTTAGATTTATTTTCGGGAATAGGCGGATTCGCACTCGGTGCGTATATGGCTGGCATGAAATTTGACAATCATTTCTGTTCGGACATTGAGCCGTACTGCCAGAAATTATATAAATTAAGATTCCCCGATTCGATTCAATTAGGGGACATAACTAAAATCGATACGGAGGAACTAAAAAAATATGGAAACAACTGGATTGTTACCGGAGGATTTCCGTGTCAAGATATTTCAATCGCCGGAAAAGGCGCAGGAATTACCGGAAGCCGGTCTGGTCTTTGGTTTGAATATTGGAGAATTATTAGGGACTTACGACCACGATTCGCAATCATGGAAAACGTCTCAGCTTTGTCTTTTCGAGGACTTGACACCGTGCTGGGATCGCTTGCCGAAATCCGGTATAATGCTGAATGGCAAAATATACGGGCAAGCGACATGGGTGCGCCGCACAAAAGAGAGCGAGTGTGGATTGTGGCGTACCCCGGATACGGGATCAGGGGGATGCAGGACAAAAGAAGAAATGGAATCGATAATAAACGGAAACCCATTAAAAAAACAATTAAGGCTTCAGGATCAAATAAAAGACAAGAGATTTTGGCCGACTCCCAGAGCAGGGAATCCGGGCAGTCGTCCGAACGGGAAGGGCGGGAAAGTATTAGCAGAGGAAGTTCAGAAATTCCCGACACTACAAGCCAGCATGATGACAATTCAGGATATAGAGCAGACGAGATACGCAGGAAGCGATCCAAACAGACCGAAATACAAGAATGCGTTTCCAACGCCGACGAGCAGAGATTACAAGGACGATTGCAATGTGGAGAACGTTCCGGAAAACAGTTTACTTGGTCGAGTGGTGAAACTTACACCGGAAACTGGAAGTTTGAACCCGGAATTCGTCGAGTGGCTAATGGGATACCCGGGCGCGTGGACAGACTTAAAGGACTCGGAAATTCAATTGTCCCTCAAATAGCATGTTTATTATTTGAACAGATAAATCCATTACTTTAACTCCCGATGAATCCCGCCCATCCTGATAATCAAATCCCGGAATCCGGCCTGCCTGCTGCCGCGCTTTATCTTTTGCGCGCCGGTTTTTACTTCTTCAGCCGTGAACACGGCTATTTTCCGGCCGATCATGTCCGGGGTAATTTCCTTCGTTTCCCATCCGATAAGATCGGGAAAACCCTCCGGCAATCCGTGAAACGCCCTGGCGTTCTTTATTATGAGCATATTTCCTTTCCGGACGAATTCACCCGTCCATGCCATGCCGCAGTTGGCGCGGAACAAGCGCTCATTCTCTTTCAAGTTAAGTAATCGTTCGTTTATTACATCCCGTTCCTTTTGTGCCATAAGCGACATAATGCTTTAAAATTTTTTCATAGTCAATAAAAAAATACTTGACAGTATATAATGTTATTTGTAATATTAAGTATAAAATAAATATGAGGGAATAAAATTATGTCAGTAAGACAAGAATTAAAAGAATTTATCGAAAAAAAATATATTAATATTTATTTATGTGATTCATGCAATAAAAAAGTTGAAAATGAATCCGACATTCAAACTCTACAATATCGCAGTCCCGTATCTGCCTTAAATATGCATTTATGTCAAGAATGCGCAAATAAAATATTTGAAAAAATAAAATGGAATAAATAATATGCCATTACCAAAACAAAAAATAACCTTCGCAACTGACAAAAACTGTTTGAAATCAACTAACAACCCATCTGGACAATGGACATTAAAAGAGTTGATAATATTTTCGATAATATGCAAAATTACAGTTGTGTTTTCCGATTTAGGAATCTATATCGACAGGGGAGAACTAAAACGGATATGACATATCATCATAAATGCAGCTGCGGAGCTGAAATAAATTATAATACTGACATTAAGCAAAAAACAGAATATAAATGTCCATTCTGCAATAAAAAATTTAATTTTCAGGAGAATGATCATGAAAGAATCAAAGGATCAGAAAATTCTGGACAAGGTAAATAATCATTATAATTCAGAAAAAAAAGCAAGAATATACGGCTACGGCATAGCGCTGATTATTTCTTGTATTTTCTGGATTCTAATAATATTTATAATTTTATCAATCAAGGCATGCGCGTTAAAAGCATAAGAATACATACTGGCTTTATTTTTAAAATAAGCGCCTAAATCCTATCAGGAAAAGGTTAATAAAAAAGTAAAGGTAAATATATGGAAACAGTAAAATTAACAAGAAAAAATGCGATAACGCATTGGAACAGATTGAGTACACTCGCAACAAATTGCAATGTACCGAATGATTCAGGCTGGTATGCAATAACGCGGGCGCATGAAAAAATGAATTCAGCGATAAAACCGCTCATAGAAATCAGACAGAAGATCGAAAAAAAATATCTCAATAGAGATAAAAGCGGAAGAAGTATCGACGAATTGAGAGACGGCATAACATGGGAAGAATTCGACGCCGCAATAGAAGAATTTGAAGCAGGCGACGACATCGAAGTAGAAGTGTACAAGATCAAAATAAGCACACTGAAAAACGCAACAATGACAAATATGATGACGGGACAACCCGTATCAATCCCGGCAGCCATTCTTTCCGATATCTATAACGTTTATATCATCGACGATTTTGAAGAAGCACAAAGAAAAGAAATCGAGAATAAACCGGAAATGCCGCATATAAAACCGCACAAACACGAAAATAATTAACCTGCCAGCCCTGATAATCAGGGCTTTTTTATTGAAAAAAAATTTGATAAATTAAATAAATATATTGACATTATATAATGTTATTACTATATTATAGTTGAGGAAAATAAAATGTTAAATCACATATCAGAAGAAAACAAAAATTTAATTTTTAGACAATTTGAAATAGAAGTTGTTACACGTTGCTCATATTGCAAGCGTTACCAGTGGGCAGATGGAGAATACAGAATAAACGCTCCAACGCTTCCGATAGAAGGAATTGACGGAAATATCAGCGACGCAATATGCCCGGAATGCATCGGCGATGTAATGGAGCATTTATAAAATGAAGTACGATTATAAGTATATGCATAAAGGCGTTGAGCATACATCAGCCCGGATTTACCCGGAACAGCATCTTGATTTATGACTGAAGCACGCCAAAGATCACAATGGGAAAGTGCGTTGCAGGGAAACAGGAAAAATTATTTTCAATTTCTGTAAGTCAAAAGACAAAGGTGCAATTGTTTTAGACGAAGTAAGTGAATGGCAAATAAAAAATTTTAATCCGAGGAGAAAGTAAAATGAAAAAGATTATAATATCAGTTATAGTGTTAATGGGATTGATGACAACAAATAGTTATGCAATAACAAGAGATAAATGGAAAACTCATGAGATAGTATTGCAGAGTACCTGTGCAGGATTAACAATTATAGATTTAATGCATACTTACACTTTTCTTTATACTGAACCATATATAAGCCAAGGGTATTATGAAAAAAATTCATTTTTGGGAGAGCATCCTTCTAAAACTAAATTTTTCCTATTAGGTACAACTTCAATATTACTTCAAATTGGAGGGTCTCATCTACTTCATTATTTACCAAGTAAAATAAATAAATATTTAATTCCAGCATGGCAATCTTTTATTATTATCTCAGAAATTAAAGCTATAAATACTAACTATTACATGGGAGTTAGAATAAATTTTTAATTACTTTCTTAATTTATCAATAATTTCCTGTTGTTCCTGTATTGCTTTAATCAATATAGGAATAAACTTTGAATAAGCTAATATTTTATAACTATCGGTTTTGTCACCTGAGTCTTTCACGAATTCAGGAAAATATTTTTCTACTTCTTGTGCTATCAATCCAGTTTGTGTTTTATCTTTACTATCAGTTTTAAAATTAAAATCTTTTACTTTAAGATTCATTAAATTATCAAGAACTGATTTTGTATCTTTTATATTTTCTTTAAGTCTTATGTCTGATATTGCTCCATAGCTATTATCATGATTTACTACATCTCCATCCGAATAAATCCTTAATCTATCTGTTGTTGAATCACCACATCTTAAAAACATAGAAGTATTATCGTCAGGGCTGGTATTTAATAATAATTGTAATACAACTCCAGTATATATTCCAGCCACCCCAGTAATTTTAGTAGCGGTAGTTGTTCCAAAATATGTAACCATATTAGGTCCATTCAGAGTAATACCATCGACAATCCCTCCAGCTGGATTTAAAACTCCGCTTACCAATAGATTCTTCGCCACATGCATCCCACCATCTACCTGTAAAGCCCCTGTATCTGCTCCTGTGCATTCTGTTGTGTTGGTTATTACGATGTTGCCGGCGTTTGTGCCTGTAGTAGCAATAATACCATTCGTGCCATTGTGCGACAGTGATAACCATTCTGCACCATCTGATGAACAGACCTCTAATAGTAATGTCGCACCCGGAGTATAACAAACTATTTCAGGATATGACGCATTTGTCGCTAATACTAAATACCTCTCAACTGACGTAATAGTCGTTGCTCCTCCATCTGCAACACCGATTGTCATGTAACTATTAGCATCATATCCTACTCTAAATTGTGGATTGGTTGTTGATATAACGGTAAGTGGATTAGAAGGATCAGCAACCCCCCCTATATATAGACCTGTGGCATTAATACGCATACGTCCTGCGCCAGCTGTGTAAAAATCCATTACATTGGTCGTGTGTCCATATTCTATTAGACCCGAAAAAGTAGCGTCCGGGTCGGAAAATAATAATCCACTTTCTTTATTGTTCGGGGTTCTTAAATTTATATAAGTCGCAGTATTACTTTCGACTACCAAAGGAGATGATGTATTCCAATTTGTATCTGCATTTGCCGCACCATATAAAATATGAACTTTTCCTCTTGTGCCTTTAACTGTCGTTGTACCAATTGCCAAACCCCCGGCAGCAGTGACATGTATTCTATCCGTATTATTCGTCCCGATAACAATATCAGTATTCTCATAGTTCCAGATTCTGCCTTGTTCGGATGCGTCTATGCCGATGTCGAGTCCATCTGCTGCGGTTAATCCGGTTGACGTATTCGTAAAGTGCAGAAGATTTGCACCGCTGTCGAGTTGATGCAAGTGTAAATTTGTAACGGGGTCAACGTTCAATCCGATAGGGTCAAGAAATTTTACCTGTGCGGCATCTTTGCCTTCGACTTCATCCACGGTAAGGCGGTCATCTGTTCCAAAATACGCTTTTAAAAAATTATCGTTTTCGTAGAGCTGAACGAATTCGGCTTGAAAGGTCGTGCCGAGTGCAATAGTTCCTGTAGCTGGCGTCACGCCATTTTTAAATTCGGTGATCTGTAAGGGATGAAATGACATATAATACCTCCATTAGTTTTTTCTTTTTAAATTATACTACCGGCCTTGCGAATCCATTGAGCCACCAACTTCCATCGAGATATAAATCACTTCCATCATTGATATTTATTCCGCTTAGATACTGCGTCAAGGTCATGACCAAAACAGCCCACGAATGTAAAGGCTTATACCTCAATATCAATTGATTCATTGCTTGCAATCTGCCATCGGGTATATTTATCACATTAATATTTATAATATTTCCGTACTCATCACGGTCAACGGAATCGGCTATAAAAAAAATCAATGGCCAATATCCGGGGTCAGCCGGAATATCAAAATCAAAATTATAATCAATTTTATTTACAAGTAATATTCCGGTTCCGATATATTCAGAATCATAATATGTCCGGGGATCGATAGCGGGATAATTTGGAACGACTATAACGTCAAATCCGGCTTCCTGTAATTTATCCTGAAGCATATCGTATGCTCCATTCGTGCTGCGATTAAACATGAAGCCTTTGAGCGCCGATCTCCGTTCCTCGTCGGTAGCGCCTACAGGCGGAACCATGCCATAATCCCTTTCCAGTTCAGGCAATACTACTGTTTTCATTGGATCACGCAGACTTGATAAATCTTTCATCCCGGAATAGTCTTCGCCGTCGTAGGTAAATCCCTCTTTTACGTCATCTGAATTTTGCGCAACACCGTCTAATAACTTGTCGTAGTCATCATCTTCTGCAGGTGTCCAGAATGAACCCTCCGGCATTAACGCATTTAATATTTCTCTGCCATTAGACATATTCCGGTTCCTCTCCGAGTTTGGTCAATTCATTATCTGCAACTGTATATTCTGTTTCCGGAAAATAATATTCTCCGTCACTTACTTCAAATGTTATGTCCTCTGCAGATGCGCCGTAGCTTTTTAATACGTCCTGAACTATTTCTGCTATTGCCACGATTGTTATTTTATCCCGCTTATCCTGTATTAAATCAATCGCCGCTATAAAAGGCCGCAAAGTAAAAAAATATGCAGTTAAGGCAGCTTCGATATCAGTTTTACAATCTGCTTCTGAATCTGCGGGGCAATCGAAATTATGAATTATTACTTTTACTGAAGTTCTGATTATTGATTCAATGTATAAATTATCATCAGTTAAACCCAGAACAAATCTGGATTCTCCGGTGTCAGGATCCTCGCCAACTGCTGCCCTGACTAATGCAAGTAATGGAGCAGGGGCAATTCCGTCGGGGTCAATATCGGTTGTTGCCTCTACAAATAAGGTGCGGTCTCCGGGATAAGATGTCCCTACAAGCAAAGGCTTTCCCGAAAATGGAAATATAGTTTTAACTCCCAGAACTGCTTCGCCCCATATCTTATGATCTGCAGCATTTCCGCCGCCTGTAATTGCGCGCTGTGCAAATAATACGCGCGGTCTGTAATCTGTGTCGGTTTCCTTATTTACTCCGAGCGTAGGCGTAGCCGTTACTGTCGCCTGCGTGCTTGCGCCTGCTATTTGTGCCGATATTGACAGCGTATTCGTTAAATCAAGATTACCGTCAGTTCCGGTAGTAACACATCTCAGCGATAACGTCGCAACTCCTAAAACGGAAACAGCCTGAGTCTGAACCTTATATCGCAATCCGTTGCTGTCTCCTACGAATTCACGCCCTACCGGAATAATTGTTCCCGTTGTAGCCGGGAGTGTTGCCGTCAATACCGCTGATTCTGCCTGTTTACGCGGTGTAAAATTATCATTTCCGATTCTATCGAGGTCGTTGCCTGTCGCGGAAAGTGCGAGATTCTGTTTAACTCTGTCTGCGGCGTATTTATATAATCCGGAGTCCTGGCCGGCTTCATCAATGGCAAGCACTTCCAAAAATGCTTTCTCGTTCAGCGGTGAGGTCTGCCCGAGTTTACTTTCAAGATTCGATAAATGCGAATCCGCTAATACTTGTGTTGTCGGTATTTTATATGACATGATATATTCCTTTCAATATTCCTTTCAGTATTGCATATAATTTATTATACCAAGATAATCTTATTTCTACGATTATTTTTTTATTTTCGTATCTTACTTTTTTATACATTTTTCATCCTCTCATGTGCCGGGTTTATTGCCTGATTTATCCATAAAATTCCATTACTGAAAAATAATAATTCCCGGATGTCCTGCCCGGGAGGGTATATCCTGATGTATTCCTGTATATGATTCTGATCAGGATTCGTCACTGTTATTTCAATGTTGCTTGCAAGTTTCACATTATACATCCATTTTAAGGCGTCCCTGGCGTCGTTGGTTATATCTGTGATAGTGTCGACATCTATTATTGTCCTCTGTTGTTCGTGATTCGATCCGATCTTTTTATCAACTTCGCGTATGAGAGCATTTCCCCACCATCCGGGTTTTGTATATAATGAAATTTGAACTGCGTTTTCTATTCCCTGATCCATGATAGGCTGGCCGTCGATAAAATACATCTTTGCACCGTCCGCGGTTATTTTAACAGCGGGGTCACCTTGAAATCTGTCACTCATTATATTCTCACCTTCGTAACTTTTGCAGCATCGATGTTTTTTGTTAATGCGGTTCCAGTCCATGTTGCCGCTGCTGTTTTTAATGCCTGTCCACCGTCATTCGGAACTACAACCCATGAAGAAAAAGCACTTTTTAAATTAGTAATATCCTGTTTTAACTCATCCGCAACTTCTTTCAATTTTGAAAACATAACTCCGTAATCGGTTCCCTGATTTAATATTATTTCTGAACTCTTGTTTAATTTTATCCGGGCTAATTTACTCGTTGCAGGATTATTTGTGCTGTATAATTCTTTTTCTCCGGCTTCGCATTCCGGTAATAAATCATCCGTAATTGCTATACCGGCAAGAAAACCGCCTGCATTTACGACTAATATTCTGCAACCGTTCGCAGGGTAGGTATCTTCTCCGGACATATTTATCAATTCAACTATGCGGACATCTTCCGGCATGAATTCTACCTGAAGCAATAAACGGTCCTTATCACCGTCTTTATTTTTTGATATGCTTCCGCCTTTAATTATTCCGCATTGCATTCTGATACCTTATTTTCATGATATAATTTTAATCCCATACTATGATAAAATAAAACGAGATTATTATTATCTATACTATTTTCTTGTGGAATTGCCTCAATTGTGATTTCATTATTATATCCAGTTTCTCTGATTTCTCTTATGACTGCATTGATTAATTTTCTTGCATGTCCCTTTCGTCTATATTCTGGTTCAATAAATAAATTAAAAATTATGGCTGAATCATTTTCAATTACATAGTAACAATATCCATATTTGTTATGAATAAAATTTTCATTTATTTTATCCATTCCTTTTATGATTCCCGTAACCATTCTGGTTCCTGAATTTCTCCAACTTCGTACATACTTGGCGGAACGAGTTGCAACATTGCAGATGTTCCACTTACTTTATAATCATATTCTACTTGTGTTATTAAAAATGTAAATCCATTTTCTGATATTACAGGATTTTTCGCGGTTACTGTCGTATTGGGTTTCCATAATTCTCCGTTCGGAGCATACCATGAATTTACCGGAAATGGCAGATTCAATGATTCCGCAGCCGTCTTATTTCTCCGATATTCCGCTGCGTTTAGGCCTTCGCCGGGCAAACTCTCCTCTGTACTAAAAGTAAGAAATCGTGTCGCTGGTACGGATTCGTCTAATGCTTTTTGTTTTATTCTTGTCCGGGTTGATTGCGATGACGAAGTAATCGCTTCGTATTGATAATATCTTTTCCGGCCGTCATATTCCGCTTCATATCCTTCGACATTCGGATTTGATTCAAATATCGTTCCTACGGGTCGGCTGTCTCCGTTTGGTTTTACTATCAGTAATTGTCCGTATTCATTACATGACAATAACAATCCGCGCTGAGCCGCAACTTTGCTTAATTGCGTGAAACTTTTTTCTGTTTGATCGACCGTGATTCTACTGAATTTACCGCCTTTACTTACTCCGTTATCGAGTGCAACTGTTATTCCGAATGCTTCAGCCTGTTTCACACATAAATCATAGATATCAATATTGCTTTGTTCATACGGCTGCTGCCATGTACTGTCGATCATGTCCGCTGTCTTCGTATATATTTTTAATTCCTTTGACTTGCCCTCTTTTTTGTAGAATTCCTTAACATAATATAATACTCCGGTCATCTGCAATTTACCGGCTATGTATATCATGCATTCCGAATATGATCCCTTTGCCGTTATAGCGTCAATTTTTGCGTCAAGTTTCGGAATCCATGGCATCAGGCAGGAAAAACCATCAGCCCCGGTGTTCATAGTTTTTAATAATTTTCCGCTGCTGATTACTATTTCCCGGTTTTCTATGACAAGGGTTAACTCGTCTTTTTGTTTTCCTGCAATAAAATCAGACATATATAATTACCTCTTTCAAAGCCGGAAGTAATAATATCTCATTTGCTGTCAGTTCATTTGATTCGAGAAATAAGTCATAATTTACGTCGTCAATTCCGAGGCTTCCGTATTCTGTAACTGTAATCTCAATCGGTGACCTCGCCTTTTTAAGTTTTATTCGTTTCTCTACTTTTAAATTATAGAATTGTGATGTCAGATATTGCAGGCATAATGTAAATACTTCAATTAGTGTCGTATATGTCTTTGTATTTGAGTAATACTGCTGATCAACTCTTAAATCGTTAAATATTTCCTGAACTTCTTCTACTGCGTTTATGGTATCGCTTAATATTTTAGTAATCTTTTCTATCGCTGATATTACTTCCGATCTGCTTCTAAATACCGATGTTGCTGTTATCTGCGCAACTGCTACAAGAGAAAGAGTCATCCCGAATTCAAGTCCAATCACTGTATTGTAATTTTCATCTGATGTCGTAACCGGAGCAAATTCTGATAAATCTTCAGTCAGCCTTTCATAGTATGAAAATCTATCCGCAAAATTAGTTGATACTTGCGTCGGTATCGTTGCCATTTCGGTTGATGCCGTGGCGATGTCATCCGGTTCAGAGCCTATGCCGTAATTTGCGAGTGCAGAATTTAATGCGGCTTTTGCGGTTTGATAACTTTCATACAGAAGTGCTTTTGTTGCCGTTAATTCCTGCACTATATTATCCATGGCGCCGCCGACACTATTTATTATATTTATCGTTGCGTTTACTACTGCGTAGGCGTCTGCGCGTAATTGCGATAATATCGCTGCGGTGTCTTCAATCAATGTCTGCGCTTTCGATAATATGCTTGATGCAAATTCTTCAGGCGATATCAGTCGTTCCTGATTTGCCGGTTCAATCCATTGTGTTTTAAATTCAGTTATATTCTCCTCAATTGCGTCAATATTCTCTTCCCATGATACAAGTTGTAATATCAACGATCCCAGAACAGGATGAACTACTTCCCATTGTCCCACCTCGCGACAAGCTCTGTCAAATTTTGAGGCGAAGAAGTGATGATACATGCCTTCGAAAAATATTGTCAGTGGATACATGGTTGATTTCAATCCCATATCCTGAACTATGCTGCCCGTGAATTTTGGTATCTCAAATATTCCGAGGTGTTTCTCCGTTGTACGGGTGTCTTTCTGCCATAAGGCTTCAAATTTATTTCCGTCCGGAGACTTCAAAATTATTTTTTCCTTTACTTCATTATCCCATGACATTATGAATTCACTCCCAGAAGTTCAAGAATAAGTGCCGGTGCGCCTTTTGTTTCGCTTCTTACTTTGCTTCCTTCCGGGGCGCCTGCGATATCAATTCTGCCCTGGAAATCTATTTTACGGGATCTGATTTCTGCTTCATTTGGAGCGCGCATACCTGAAGGCGACTGCTGATTATTTGTTGTTATATTCCTGTTGAAATTTGATACTTTATTTATTATTTGATCGATTATCCCAGCGCTATTTTTTATGTCGCTTTTCTGTACCTTGCTCAATGCCTTCGCTTTTGCGTCTGCGCCTAAATAGTTTTCACGGAATTTTTTAATTCTGCTTGCATCTTCACGATATGATTTACCCAATTTACCAGGTATTTTTCCCAAGATTTCATATAACTGCTGTATCGGATATAATATCCCGTCAAAAATTACCTGTCCTAACTTTTTAAATCCTGCGATAATTCCTTCCGTTGAAAATGCTGTTTTTATTTCATCCCAGCGGTCATATATTTTTTTAAATGCGCTGACTATCATTCCTATCGGCCCCAAAATAACTAATAATGCAGCCCCGAATTTATCATAATATTTTATCGCTACAATTATTATTGCGATTAAAGCAGCTATTCCAATTATTATTAAACCCACCGGATTTAAGGACATAACAACATTTAATATTTTTTGTACTACTGCCCATGCTTTTGTCATGGTTATGGCTTTCATGATCACGCTTCGCATCATGATTATATATTTAATCCAGCCCGCAAGCATCATTATTTTCTGCGCTGCCATTACTGCAAAAATACTTATCTTATACGCTGCGAATCCTCCTGCGACGGCCATTATAACATATCTTAATTTCCATAGTACTTGCACAAGCCATATTCCTGCATTAACTATTTTCATTAATCCGTTTCCGAGTTTGTCTGCGTCTATTTTTCCCATGAACTCATTTAACTTTGCAAATCCTTGCGTTAAGGTAGGCAATAACTTTGACATCGTACGCGCCGCGGTTTGCTGCAGCATGGTTTGAAATACTCTTTTCTGATTGGCATAACTATCTTTTAATGTACGATTAAAATCACCCTGAGCATCTTTTGTTACTGACATTAAGTAATTATATCTTAACGCGACTTGTTCAGCCTGCGTCATTGCCTTCCATTGCTTATTTAATCCCTGCGTCAATGCAAATGCTTCCAGATTTGCGACATTCATATTAACGCCGATGCGTTTCAGCGGTTCGGTTTCTCCTGATATTCCGGAACGTATCTTGTCAAATGCTTCTTCGATAGGCAGGTTATAAAATGAAGCGAAATCACCGGCAAGCGCGGAAAGTCCAGTCGACATTTCAATCAACGGTTTTCCCTTAATGCCTGAACTTTTCATCATTGCGCCGAGGCTTCCCGTGAATTGTTTTGCCTGTAATTCGGAAAGTCCGAAATTCTTAATTGCGGATTTTGCAAAATTGTTTATATCTTTTTCGCTATCTCCGAACGTAACTTTTACGACGTTTTGTACTTCGTTCAGGCTTGATGCTAATTCGACTGCATTCTTTCCGAAATCCCACAATGCGCGCGCGCCTCTCTGGACAAGGCTTGCGCCTATGATACCGCCTGCGATATCACTCATACGCGCGCGAAATGTCATACCTGATTTTGATGCTCTATGAAATGCGCCTGATGCGCGGTCTCCGAACTTGTCAGCAACTCCGCCCATCTTATTAAATACAGGTGACATTTTATCCGTGGCTTTGAATGCAGTGACTACGGCAAAATCAGGCATTATTATTCTCCGCACAATGGGCATTTATTATTTTTTCTGTTGTCATATACGTTTCCGCATTTTGAACATTTCACTCTGGCTTCAGCATCGTTCATTATTTCGTGCCATGTGTTCCATTCCCTTAATTCGGCAAAGCGTAGTTTCTTTATTTCCGAGATGGGCTGTTTCCGATAAAATAGATTTCCCATCCACTGCCAGGCTTTGCCTATACTGCTAAAAAAAGCAGTCCCAATACCTCCGCGAGACTGAGGTCAACTCCCTTTAAATTCATTATTGCTTTTTCTCCGTCACCGGATAATGACCCCAAAAGTGCATAAGCTCTCTTGTACATGGCCTCTGCCGGATATCCGTCCATTGCGCATTTTGCGGCTCCGTCAATTTCACGATAAGTAAATGTTCCTCCATTCCTTGTTGTCTGGATTATCTGAATTCCGTTTTCAAGTTTGATCTGAAGGCGTTTTCTCCGGACTGCCTGTATTGCGCGGTCATATCCTTGTTTGATTGCTTTCTTTAACGCTTCATCTTCTATTTCCTCTACTTTTATTTCATAGTAATCGAGCAGTTTCTTCATTTCGTTTTCTGCTGATTGCTTGCTTAGCGTGTATTCCGGTTCTATTTTTACTTCCTTGTTTGTTGGTTCTGACATAAAATCTCCTTATTTTTTATCTTTATCGAGTGTTTTTACTGACTTAATCCAATCCTCTGCGAGTAAATCTTTATGCGGCGCCATCCAGCTTGCAGTATCGCCTGAAATAGTATTTCTCATTTTTATCTGGATAATTTCTTTTACTGCGCCTTTGCTAACTCCGTTTTCTGTCTCCGATATTGTAGTCTTCGACAAGAATAAATCATTCTTGCCCCATGGTTCGCGTTTTACGTAATTCCCTTTTTTTATTTCTTTTAATGCTTCTGAAAAATCCATATCGATTCTCCTCTTAATTTATTTGTAATATACTTCTTACCGGAGGCCGTTCCGGTATATAATTTTGTGCGTAATTTGTAAATTTTATTTTGCCTAATCTTTCTAACTTTTCCGCTGTTTCGTATCGCATGTATTTTATTTCGCCTGCTCTTATCCAGTCCGATCTATTTCCTGCAACGCTTTTTCTCAATCCTAATACGGGCACTTTGTCTTCTGCTTTAAATTTGCACTGCTTCGTTACGCGGCCGCCTTTGTCGAGTTTGTTTCCATGTCCTTTGCCTTCCTGCGCGCAACATAATAATAAATTATCTATCCAGTTTATTGGTAATATTTTTGTCAGTTGTTTTGAATAGTGATGGTCGCCGCCTTTATTGCCCCACCATGTAGCTTTTAATTTGTGATCTGTATGAAGAAAAAAACATTCTGTTTGGTATGATTTCTGTATTCCCCAATCTTTGGGAAATACAATATTATTCCATCGTTTCACCCTGGCAACATTTACGTAATCTGATTTTGATTTTTCAACTATTTTTTCTATGATATCATCGCTTGCATATACGTCATCGTCATCAATAAAATGATACCATCCGGGACCGTCTGGAATTTCTTTCAATAATCTATTATTATAAAGGTTATATGATCCGCTTCCGTACTCCGGGCCATAAGCCGGGCCTTTGATTATGATATCTCCGTTTACATACTCATCGCGGGGATCATCGCTATGCACTATAGTTACGATTTTTTTATAGGTTTGTTTTTTAATCGACTCCATCATGCAAGCAAAAAATTTTGGTCTCCTGCTTGTGCGTATAAGTATGTAAACGGGTAGTATCATACATTTCTTTATGCCGGCGTCGGCGTCCATGCGTTCTTTGTTTTGTTTGGAAGAAATTTAACTGTTCCTCTGCCTGTTTCAGATTCCCAGTTCTCAAAACTTATTCTTCCCGTTGTACGATAGGTATATCCGCTTGCAAGTTCGACTGCAAGTGTACAATCAGATAATGTTTCCGCGACATTATTCAACTCTTCCATTTCTTCTTCTGTCATGGATAATATTACATTTTCCATTGACGGAGTTTTACGGACATATTTAAATAATGTTTTTCCCGATGTCGGTAAATCTTCAATGGTAAATCCTGCCCGGTTAAATGTGATATTTATGTCGGCAGGTACGTCGTATGTCACGCCGTTTATTACTACCCTGTTAACTGTCCCTACGTTTCCCATTATTAGTTACCTCCCTGGAGAAGAATTGCAATGCTTGTATCCATTCCGATTGTCGTGTTAAATATACCGCCTTCGCCCGATGGTATAAGCGGACAATATATGTTAAATCCGGTTAACCCTGCACGTAAGGAAACAGTAAATTTACTTTTTGACCATGTTCCCTGATATATCCAGCCTAATCCTACAAATGCATCAATCAAGGCTATGACATCATCCATTACTGTTTTAACATCGCGCGCTTTTAGTTTTGCCGTGGCGTCTACTATTGCGGTAATGTCTTCGCAGATAAATATTCCTGTCCATTTCAATCCTGAAAAATTCTGTTTCCAGTTTGCAAGTACATTCTGCGCTATGGATATATTTTTCATCTGCCTGAAATAATTCGATGACGCTGAGATTGAAACCGGTCTGAAAAAGGTATCGATATTCTGCATATATACCGTTCCACTTCTAACTATCGTTGTAGCTAATCCGCCTTTGACTGCGATGTCTCTGCTATCGAAATCATTTGTCCAGCGGTCAGCTTTCAAGCCTGGCCATACCCCGTCAAGCGGTCGGTCTATCTGTCCCACCTGCGGATATGTACTATGTAGTATTGCTGCGTCGCCGAGTACCTGAGCTGCGATTTCTGCGGGATGATTCGGGCTTCCCGGTACGCATATCATTCCATTAGTTCTGTCGGTTTCCCTGCGTAATTCTGCAAATGCTAGTGCAGCATTTAATCCTGCGCTGCCTTTTGCAACATTCCCGCAAAGTGACCGGAATGGCCTCGCGACTTCTTTTTTATAATTTCCTACAAAACTATTTCCTGCACCGTTATATGTTGATATCGCGTTTAGCGTAGCGGTATCGTCGCCGTAGCCGTGGATTAAGTTGGTAAAAAAATCTTCATTTTGCGCGTCTCCGGTTCCAAGCGCATCGAGTGCATCCTGTATGTCGGGAACTCCGGCGCCACCGGTCATTGCCGTTATCGTACATGCAACACCCGAAGGCAATAAAACTGTATCAGGGTTATTTTCGTTTCCGATAAGTAACGAGATATCATTACCCCAGTCACCGCCTGATTTACTGGTTATTGCTACGACTCCGGCCGCATTTAGTGCGATTACCGGCAGGTCATCGTTATCATTTATTGCCTGTTCTACGGCTTCTCCGATTACCGTTCCTGAATCTGCATCTGCTACGGTCACTCTTACGAGATCGCCTGCAATATACAGATATATCGTGCCTGCTTTTACCAGTGCGGACGCGGAGAAATTAAGAACTCCCGCTGCTATGGCTGGATCTGAACCGCCTTCGAGTTGCGGTATTACCCATGTTTCGGCTGAACCGGGTTTAAATACGGCCTTTGCAAGTCTATGAAGCATGGAACCGAATCCGGTCTTGCCTCCGACGTCTTCAGGGCTATAAACCCGGAACGGAACATTCGGCGCAAGCAATGTAAAGGTTGCTTCGTCAAATGTTCCTATAATTATATTTTTCTGCGCAAGAACTCCCGCTGATACTGCATACTGCTCATTTTGCAATCCAACGAAATTACCTGCTGCAAGAGATGAAGGGCTGATTATCATTTTGACCTCCTCTAACCGGCTTAAACCGGAATATTTTCTGTTTTAACGCCCGTATACGGAAACGGTACGTTCGAATCAATTATTGCGGGATTCAGATATTTTCCTAAATCACCGGAAACTGTTTCCTGAACTCTGCATGTATATTTCATGTTTGCTGTTTTTACTACAAGGTCGCCGCGTTCAAGATTTGTATCTTTTATAATTTTACCTATCCAGCGACTTGAAATTTCATTATCTGTAAATCCGAGTTTCTCATTTCTGGCATCCATTAAAATCTGGTATACATGATCAATTAGTTCATCAATTTTAATATCCGCCTGTTCAGCCGCTTCTTTTAATCCTGCAAGTGCTGCGGCTTTTTGCTGTTCGGTTGCCGTCGCTGAATCAAGAATATCCACGTTCACTAATGCTTTAGCGCTGGCAGTCATATCGATTTCGATTGTTATATCGTGTGTCTTCGGTCCCTTCATTTTTCCTGCATTTTTCGGGAAATCGCCTTCGCTATAATATACCTGAACCAATCTGTCATTATTTAATACTTCATCTGAGCTTTTTGATTGCCGCTGATATCCGATTACTTTAAATCTGCCTTCCGCTTGTTCTGCAAGTAAATCTTTCAATGCTTCCTTTACTTCCCTGAATCGCATCATGATACAGGAACCTCCGATTGTTCAATTCGTTGCGGATATATTCGGATAAATCCTATATCTGTGCCATGTTCAGGCGATCTTGTTGCTGTAAAAACAAATCTTTCCTTTGCTGCGCCTATTTCCGGAGATATCGGCATTTTTATATACCAGGATTCTCCGGCCTTCGGTACTGTTGTTAAACTTGATATTCTTAATGTGACTACGGGCTGATTTACTACTATTATCTCGCCTGTTTCTGGATCTGCACGCTTTGAAAAATATAGAACCTGACCGCCTAAAAGTTCAGAAGGATTATTTTTACTGTAGATTTGTTTCACTCCGTCCGGAGATGTCAATTCTACTGCGATTTTAAATTCACCTTCAAGGCTTTCATGCAAGTCGAGTTCTATTTGTGCGCGCAGATTTTCCATTTTATTCCTGATCACCGTTTGAGAATAAATCTTTCTTCGTTCGCGGGCGATATGTCTTTTTCGGCTCTTCCTGTTCTATTTCAGGTTCAGGTTCAGATTCAATTTTATCATTTCTGATAATTTCTATTCCCGAACTTAATGCCGACGGAATTATGTCGCCTTCGACAAACCTTCTTGAACCGATATAAAAAATCTGATTTTTACCGACAATTACTGGAATCATTTTTTATCCTCGTTAAGTAATTTTTCGATATCTTCTTTCATCGCTGCGTTTTCAGCTTCCAGAGATTTTATTTTCTCAACCAGTTCTTTCTTAGGTGCAACCATCTTTTCCAGCTGCACCTTCATGTCCGCGTTTTCCGCTTCGAGTGCAACCATCTTTTCCAGCTGCACCTTCATGTCCGCGTTTTCCGCTTCGAGTGCAACCATCTTTTCCAGCTGCACCTTCATGTGCGCGTTTTCCGGTGCTTTCGTACCGAATATCTTTTCAACTTTGTTGTCGAATGGTATTCTTTCCTGCTGTTTCCTTTTGAAAACGGGGGCTGATATCATCCAGTCCCCTCTTTTCCCTTTTTCCATGTTGCCTCCTATGATGACCTTGTTATAACGTCATAATATGTAAAAAACGCGTCTGTCTGGGTTGTAGCAAATATCGGAGCTGACTGCGTTCTGATTGTAACTTTCTTCTTGTCGCCTGATTTATAGGCGTCACAGAAGAACATTGCAGGAGTAACGACTCCGCCGGGATTCTTTATGTTCCCGGGTATCATCGGTGCCATCATGTTCATTCCGAACATTTCCTGATACCATGGCAACTCATCTGAAGTTATCGGCAGTCTTTCAGGAGGGCCGAAGTATCTGTCACAACGCGCTCCGTAGAAACCCAGGAATACACTGGTAAGTGGCAATAGATATTGAGGATCGCCGTTGTCATCTGTTATAACATCATTATATGTAAAAATATAAAGCGTTCTGCCCTTCGGGGTTATCATATAACCGATGCAATTTGCGCCGCCCGCGATTAAATCATTATATTTTGCAGGCATTGTAAATGACTGGCTTCCGGCACGTACTAAGCTGTATCCGCGATTATCCGCTAATCTTGAGATTATCGTATCTGTCAGAAATACTTTGCATACGTTCCCGCCCAAAAACATAACGTCAAAATTTACTTTACCGTCTATTCTTCCAGCGTCACATGCGGCGTCGATATCGCCAAGGATATCTGCTGCGGGGTCATCCCACGGAATAGCAGGTGACACTATATGAGATACGTTGCGTCTGAAGTCATACCAGTTATCAGCTACATTTGCGCTGCCTAATAATGCAGGTTGCATACCACCGAGCAGTGACATACCTGCCAGAACTTCAAATAATCTGACGTACCGTCTGATATGTTCCAGGTGATGTTCGCGCGCAAGCATTCTTGTACGCTCAATTCGTGTCATCTGCTCGTAAGGATTCTCACCGCCGACTCTTTTATTAATCTGGCTTCCGGTTATGTCTCCTAATTCTTCAGCCAACGGGTATACCCTGCTGAAAGAAGAGAAATTCTGCGTTACCGTGTTTTTCTGTAAATTTAGATGTCTGCTATCGACTCCGCGATGAACCATTGCTGCTATGCGTTCATTTCCCCGCATGATATCGATATCAACTACTTCGGAATCCGGACTGTATATGGTTTTTGAACCGTTGAATCCGGGTTTACCGAACCAATTCTGATAAACTGTCGATACATTTATAATCTCTTTCTCATCGAAAAGAGCATCCATGTATCTTGAATAGGCATCAACTGTATTAGGTGTTATCATGTATATCCTCCTTAATTCTCAAACTCTGAGATATCTATGGTATCTTCAAAGAAAATACCTGAAGCCTGTGCCAGTGCTTCTCTTGCCGTTCTTGCCTCTATGTTTGTCGGGTTGACTATGCTGTCCTCGTTGAGGGTATCATCATCCCATACAATCATATTTTCATCAATCGTGCAGCATCCGCCCATGAGAATCGGTTTATCCTCGACATTGCCGGCTACGAGATCAGCGGCAAGTATGGTATCACCCATATAAATTCCGCGTGGTACTGATTCTCCGTTTGTCGCAACGAGAGATGTGAACGGTACCCATAATCTCGATGTTGCATTTAATGCCATGACGGTATATGGCAGAAGCGGAGTTGTTCTTCCTGCGTTCTGTTTAATATCCGCATTCCTTACATACGTTTCACCGCTTTTTATAAGCGTTTTATTTGTATTATCCTGTCTTGCCTGTACTGACATGTTATACCTCCAAGCCTAATTCGGCGCGTTTTGCTTTTATTTCTGCGTCCATGTCGGTCGCATTATTTATCAATCCTGTTTTCTGATATTCCGCTGATAATCCGGTCTTAGGATCGATCACTGGAATATCTTTTCCCTGTTCTGTTTTGGCATCCATGGATTTCTTCATTTCTGCAAACATGTCCGCGCTGGCCAGCATTGTATCAAGTACATCTGCGCTTTTTTCGCCTTTGATTACGGCGACTGCCATTTCGCTGACCTGTTTCGGATACACGGCATTGTTGATGAAAGGCTGTGCCTTCGCAACGATGTCATGAACTTCCTTTTTCCCCGCATTGAAGCTCGCTGTCAAGGCGTCTTCATGCTCTTTTTTCGCGGCGGGGTTTTGATCTAAAAATTCTTTTAGATTCATTTGTAAAACCTCCGTTATATTATTTTCCCGCGCATTTGTTGCGGGGTTTTGCTCTGTTTTATCCTCTGCTGTAAAGGCATCAATCAATTGCGCTGTCATTGCAAAATCTTCTTTGTATCCGGTCATCTTTTTCATGCATTCTTCAATTTCAAGTTGTGCCATAGCTACGGCGTCTTCTTCTTTTTCTTCTTTTTTGTCGTCGTAAACTGATTTTGCAAATCCTTCGTTTTTAATTTGCTCTCCGAACATGTACGTTTCAGCATCCATCATTTCTCGTATTGACTTTTTGCTTTTCTTTGAATTTTCGGCGTATATTGAAGCCATCATGTCCGACACTTTATTCGATAAATCTGCGGCTTTCTGTAGTGTCTGGTAATCGCCCTGCGCGTACATCTGCGCGTTATGGATCATAAATATACTGCGTTTTGCTACTTCCGGTTTTCCCTTTGCCATTGCTATTATAGATGCCATCGATGCGGCAAGGCCAAGAACACGCATATTTGAATTTCCGCGGCTTTGTCTTATTGCATTATATATTGCAAGGCCTTCCATTACGGATCCGCCCGGAGAATGAATTTCAAATACTTTATCTTCATCGGCGGCGTCTTCAATCTGTTTGATTATATCAGAACTTCTTGCATCAAGTCCGATAACTCCATGTATGTTTATCTTTTTCATATTACCTCACAAAGAGACATAATATAATATATGTCAATTACTTTTTATTTTCGCGTTTAAGCCAGTCAATATCGTTTCTGATTGCTGGTAAATCTTTTGTTCTGTCGAACAGTTCATCAAACTTTCTTTCGTTGCTTTTGGATAACTTTGCAACGAGAAGAGAAACAACAGACACGAGAAAACTGCCAATAGCAACGATAATAGCTGTAAGGTTAATGTCAATTTGCAATGTGATCTCCTCCCTATTTCATTATACCTGCTTTCTTTATTTATATTCATAATTGATTACCTATGGTTATTTATTTTGAATATTATTATTCCCTTCGTCATCCGGTATTTGTTGTATCGGAGCGCGCGGCCAAGGTGGTTCTGGTAATTCTTCGTATTCACGTTTTAATTTAATACGATTCGCTTTTCCAGAACTTCCATTGTAATTTCTAGCAATATCATCAAGTGTCTGCGCTCCAAGTTCAGCATACTTTTCATCTGCCTGAGCAGTTTTTAACGGATCGATATTTGGCATCGGTGCACCTGACCAATCGCAACTTGACCAAGCCTGCCTAATAAATAAATCAGACCATCCCGGACATTGTATCCGGCCTGCTGCTATTTCTTCGCTGAGCCACATCTCATAAACGGGTTCGCAGAAATCAGCGATCATTTCCTGTCTTTCAATTTGCGCTGTTCTCCAGCATAGCAGAAGTGTTCCCCGGGATGCAGAATAATTCTGATTAAATTTTTTGAGTACGAGTTCAATCGCCCATCCCTTACTTGCTGCAAGATAAGAAAACACTGAACCTATGAAGGCGTCAAATTCGGCAGATGGTGAGGTGTCTTTTAAAAATTCCATTTTATCGCCGCGTCTGAGATTACCTACGAGCATTGAGCCGGGCTGTCTTATCGTCGCTTCCGGCGATACCTCCCAGTTTACAACGGGTTCAAGACTTGCTTCGGTCACATTTAATGCATCTTCTGAGGGCTGTGGATAACTTCCGTATTGAGCAACGGGGCCGGCAACTCTGCCTTCAAGGGGTTGTGATGCATCCTGCTGTTCATTTTCGACTTTACCGACGAAACTTGCCTGATTGATTGCTTTCTGAAGTGTTGACGCCTTGAAATCTGTTATATTTTCGAGTTCCTGCAACATGTGATGCATACCGGAATATCCGCGTCCTTGTCCGGCGTATTCCTGCTTAAATCCGTGGATCATGAATATTCGGCCTGACTTTTCACCTATCGCCGGGATTTGTGTCTCCTCGTATTTATTCTGTGCATTAAGTGACCATATCTTGTATGCTATCTCGCGCCCTGAAGAGTCTCTTACGATGCCATCATCGTTTCCCGGGTATTGTACATAAGACGATGTAAAGTCATAACCTCTGATTTGATTCGGTTCAACAAATTCTATCTGCAATGGATTGATTAAATCCTTGTCACGGCCGTAAAAAAATCTTACGAATTCATCATTGTCGCGCTGTTGAAACCATTGCCATAATCTCTGATTCTGATAAAAATTATTTATCCTGCTTCTATGGCTTTTCTTACTCTGCGCCCACATATTAAATAGCATTGCAGTTTGTTCCGACCATAATTCCAGTTCTTCCGGACTTCTCCCAATGATTTCCGGAATAGGTGTCGGCTTCGGTCGCATTCCGACATCAACTGTCGTATCGACTATCGATTGTACGAGCGCGCGTCCTTCGATGCTGTCGTACATCTGATCACGTACTTTCTGTCTTATCGAGAAATGGTCATGTATATTTATCGTTGATTTCCCGCTCATACCGCCGGGCCATTTGTTTCCACTGCCATAAGATGGGGTGCTATTGCTATATGCAGATATTCCAGTTTCCATTTGTTTTGTTATAATTTTTATTTCAGGCGAAATTTTTGATTTTATTTTTGTGGCTATATTATTTATATTTGCGCGGATATTATCAAACATTATTGTTTCCTCCGCAATTTCACCGCAACAATTCCCATTCCATACAATTCATTTATTAAATGTGCTTCCGTAGCTAAAAGCTGACTCAGCGATTCCGTAATTTCTTTCAGGCTCCGGCGCGTTGTGCGCTGTTCTCCCTCTCCGCTGCTGAAAGAATATGACTGTACTCCGGATGTAGACATTTCAGTAAGCGCCGTATTCAATGCAGTTATTTGCGCCTGAACTGTCGTGAGCTGAGTCTGTAATCTTATTTTTCTTTCCGAGATATATGACATAATACAAAAGTGACATAATATTATAAAAATGTCAAGACATAAAAAAACCCGACCTATTAAAATCGGGTTTAAATTACGAAAATATGAAATTTTTATTTATTTACCGAGTGATTTTCGCTGCCTATTTTTTTCTATGACAAGTTTTTCCTGCGAAATATCCATCGCTATCAACTTGACAGCAAGGACTGTTTTTCTATCCCTGACGCATTCGTAATCATAATCAATTTGATCTGATTTTCCAGTTTCCCTTAGTTCTTTTAATTTTCGATAACTCTCCATAGTATCTCCCAAAAGTTCAGAAACTAATTCTGCATGTTTTTCAGCCATTTTCTTTTATCTCCTTTAAATAATTTTTTTTATTACGTATTGTAATTAATATTTTTAAAGCCGGTTTTAATTCTTCAGGAGAGGTGTTAAGATAATATCTTCGCTTATTTATTCCTACTCTATTTTGCTCATTATATGCTTTTCTTTGTGCTCTTATTCGTTCTCTGTTTTGCTCACGATATGCTTTTATATGTTCTCTGTTTTGCTCACGATATGCTTTTTTTTGTTCTCTTAGATGTTCTCTGTTTTGCTCATTATATGCTTTTATATGTGCTCTTATATGTTCTCTGTTTTGCTCATTATATGCTTTTATATGTGCTCTTAGACATATTCTACAAATATTCCCTTGTCTAAATTCTTCAATCGCTTTGACTTCTCCGCATTTATTACACTTTTTTATTTCCATGTAATTAATATAATGTTATACTTTTATATTGTCAACTGTTTTTTAATTTTTTTATTCATAATTTTTTAACTGCTGTCTGTTTTATCATTTCGTCAAGTACTGTGCGATGTGATATCTTTGCCATGTCCTGTTTCGATCTAAAATTTATTCCCCACCTCTGAAACGGCATTTCCTGTGCTGCTGCCCATGTTCGATAACCCCGCGTTTCGAGATCGAGATGGACATCTGCCGCGCATAATGCATAAACACGGCAATCCAGTGATTCGTTACGCCTGCCATGACTTTCATAACTTCCATCTGCGAGCCTTTCCTCTGCCCTGAGCATATCAAAATATTTATCTCCATAATCTCGCGGGAAATTACAGAATCCAAGTTTCTGCGGATCCTGCGGTTGCCGTTCAATATTTAAATTGTTATACAGAAATTTTTTATAATAATTTGTGCTTATTTCGTAAAGGACGATATCCTCTGACATTTTAGCCTGGCGATATCGTTTAAAACTTCCCTCCGTGAGTTCGTCCGGCTTTTCCTTTTTCTTTTGCTGTATGCTTTTAAATCCTTTTGACGGAAATGTATTATTCCAGCGCGAACAAAATTTATATACCTCAGCCGTTGTTTCACCGTCGCCGGAGTCCACAAATATTATACTTACCGGAAATCTGAAGCCGTCTATTTTGCGCGTGAACGTTAATTCAGTTTTAACCGCATATTCGTGTAATTTCTCCCACGCCCCTGAAAATGCGTCATCTACTGTGCCTTCAAATATTTTATATGCAATTGACCATGTACGATATCCGTATCCTATTCCGAGTATTTCCATTTCGAGACGCGCCGGATTATCAGGATTCTTTTCACTTCCGCGTTGTACGTCGACTCCTATGGTTAAATATAACACGCCTTCTGGTACCTCCCCGGAATTATAATTTCCTCTGAGTTCGATCAGCTTTTCTATCTTCGGTCTAACCCCTGCGACTTGATAGGGCAGGCCGTCGCCATGATTTGTAAGAACTCTCATTCCATCAGGAGTACGCAATGCCTTCCCGTAATCTGTCCAGTAATCAATCCATGAATATAATCCTATCGGAGAAATCAACGCGTTAAGGTGAAAACTACGACGAAGTCTTTCCGGTTTAGCTTTAGGTACCCATTTCCCGCCGCGGATCATATCTGCTTTTTGATATTCAAATATTGCTTCGTGACATTCGTTGCAGATATAATATACAAATTCTATTTCACCCGCTTTTGTCTCCGCGCGTAATCCATAATTGCTTTTTTCGTCTCCGCGTTCGAGTAAGATATATTTTCCACATAACGGACATGGCATAAAATATTCACATTGATCACCCATTAAAAAACGACGATGTATTGTTGATATCTGTGTTTCCGTAGGTGTGCTGCAAGCTAATATCTTTCTACGATTTCCCCAGGCTTTTGTTCTTGCCTCTGCGTTATCATCCCAGTAACCTTCGCCGGTGTCCAGCAGTGGCGGTGCGGCATCCAGCTCGTCAAGACAAAGTATCCGGACGGAATCAGATCTCTGGCTGCTTGGAGATTGTGCCGATGCCATTTCGAGGAATCCACCTGCAAATAGTTTCTGAAATGTTGTGTCTCCTGTGCGCCGACTCTTTTCATTTTCTACTGGAGCTATTAGACGGTCCCGAAGTCCAAGGCTATCGATGAGCGGTTCAAGTCTTTTTGTTGCCCATTTCTTCAGCAACGCATCTGTGCCGGACATAAACAAAATCGGAGACGGCAATGCGCCCATGTAAAACCCGATACAGTTTTCCATGAGTGATGTCTTAACAACCTGAGATGCCGACATTACGTCAACATGTTGCGTAGGATTGTACGGCGACAAACAGTCCATAATTTCTACGGCGTACTGTGAACGCCAGTTGCGCCAAGGCCCCGGAATTGGTGTATTCGAAGGCAGGATCCTGTTTCCTTCAATGTATTCAGATATAAAACGCGGCGGCGGTATTATCGGGGCATCTTCATACAACTGTTTTATTGTTTCAGAATCATTCAATTGCATCTGTTCCAATCTTTGTCAAAAATTTATTGAAGTCCGTTTTTATATTATTCAATACTTCCCATAATTCGGTATCGATTAATTTCTCTGCCTGTAATTTTTTAACTTCGTCTGTGCTGCTAAATATGCCTGCAATGTCCGGAATTACTTTTGATTTAATTGTTAAGAATTGATTTACGTGTATTTCAAATAATTTACCAAATGCAATTCTAATTATTTTTTTATTTAGTAACTGTCCGCGTTCCTGCTGCCGCTTCTGTGTTATTTGTTTTGTCTGTTCGTACATTCGTATTTTTTCAACCCAGGCTTTTGGCATATTTACGATTTCAGTAGGCTTAAGCATTTCACCTGAGTCGAGACGAGCGTAAATGTTATACGGTAACTGATCATCTGGTTTTTTTGTTTTTTTATCTGGATTCGTTACTACAAGATCGACTGACTTGGTTTTATTTTCTGATTTCTTTTTATTAACTTTGACGCTCTTTTCTTTTTTGATTGTTTTTGGTTCTTTAACTTTGACGCGCTTAGGTTTTATCGCTGGTTTCGATGCTGGAAGTGTGACGGATTTTTCCTTACGCTTGCGGGATGACTCGATATATTTTATTACCTGTTGATTATTCAAATCGACTTGCAATAATCCATCGATTGTTTCCATCTGGAATACGCCACGTTTCCCGGCCCGGAATACTGCTACTTTGGAGACTCCTAAAAGTTCGGAAAATTCTGCCAACGGTTTATAATTTTTATTCATGCCGTTAACATAATTTCATTAACATTTAAAATCAAGTCTTTTTTATGTTAATCCTGATGTTAACTTGTGGCACATTTTAAAAATCGAGGTCGCGGATTTTTG